ACGCCGAGGTCACAAGCGTGGACAACTTCTTAATCCCCGGCATCAGGCTATTCACGTCCTGCCCGACACGGTTCAGCGCAAAGTTCCACTTTTGCAACGCCTCAACGGAAATGCCGGTTTTCTGGGAAGTCATCTCCATTTCTTCAGCGAACGACCCGAACTCTTTCGCCGCAGCCACCCCAAGCGCCCCCATGGCCGTCGCTGCCGCTGACAACTTCCCCCCGATAGAAACCATTGACAGGCCGGTTGCATTCATCTGCGTCCCGGCCCCAGCGAAGTCGGATTGGACTTTTTGCAAGCTCTTATTGGCTTGCTCCATCCCTGCCGTGAACTGGCTTGTATCTGCGCGAAGCGTTGCGACAACTTCGCCAACATCAATGGCCATTACTTCTTCCTCTTCGCTTTCTCTTGCATCTTCTTCATTTCATTGCGTTCCCGGCGGTAGAACTCGCTCCAGAGTAGAAGCTCCCATGGTGTCATGGAAGTCCGTAAGTGATTTACGGTCATGCCTAAATCAGCCGCCAACCGAAAGAGAAAGATCAGCTCAGGATTCCTGTCGAAAGGTCACATCAGCGACCGTCGCAGGCGATGCGCCTTTCTCAGACTGCATCCCGTTCAGCTCCATCACCTTTTTTGCAATGGCCTCAACCACGGCAAAGCTCTTCCCTGAGACAATCTCAAGTGTCAGCTTCGGCTCAACAACCCCGTGTACAACCAGGAGGCGAATAAGTTTCTTGGCATCAATCACATTGTTCTTTTCCGTGCATGCCGCAAGGACCTTATCCCGCTCATCAATAGTAAATGCCTTTAGCTTGAGCGAAGTCCCCCATTCAGGGATCTCCATTTCGACTTCCGCCAGGTCCAATGCTGCTGCAATTTGTTCAGCACTCAATATCGGGAGCTTAGCCATACCCACCCCTTCGCATATCGCCCATTCCCTCCTGGTCTTTCTCCGCCTTACGAACTGGTCACGGATTCACTGAGATTCCCGGATCCCAAGAATGTCACGTCGGTTTTCATCAGGTCGCCGACCTCACCGTCAATTGGGTTGTAATTCTTCAAGACGCACAACCCCGACCAGGTCGGGTTATTCGTGCCCTTCAATTGCGTCGAGTGTTTGCGAACTTCCACCAGGAATTTATTCCCTGCCTTGCAGTAGCTATAGAGCGTGCTCAGGAGGGTATTGGTGTTCTCCCCGGCATCCGCCGTCGAGAATGATTGCAGCATCCCGAGAGAAAACTGCCAACTTTCCAGCCCGATTACGCGGCTATGGGCTGTCATGCCCATGACGGTATCATCGTGCTCGTCAGCATCACGCTCTAGCGTCAGCTTCATTACGCGATTGGAAATATCTCGCGTACCCGTCGCGGTGGACGTGGACACATTCACAAAGGCGCTATTAAATATCTCGCTCATGGCCCCCTCCTTAGGTTGAACGGTCCTTCTTGATGTCGTACTGGCACGCCACCGTGAACCGCTGATTTTGATCCCGCCCGACTAGCACAGGCTCCTGCGTTGCTGTGACCCAATGATACAGCACGCCGTTAATGGTTCTATTTCGCAATCCACTCAGTATCCCGTATGCACTCTTGGCATTCTGATGGGCTGTACTGGCACTGTCGCTCCTGCAATAGACCCGTATGCGAGGAGACTCCAAGACGTGATTCCCCCTCATGGTATAGGTCGGTGGGCCACCTGGCGTCGTATGTACCGATGTCACCGTGTCAGGCGTTGGCGGGGAATAGTCTTTATAGACCGTTCCCATTCCACCAGAGCTGAGCAGGTCAGATAGGTCATCTAAGATCATTTCAGCTCATCCCACAGTTCTTTCGCCAATCGGAAGCCCATATCCTCCGCCGCCTCCCGCAACGGTTGCTCCAGGTATTTCGCCTGCGTCGGTGGCTTGTGGTAATAGCTCAATTCTTCATGTTGGACTTTTGCATAGGCTGACGCAGCCCCACCAAACCCCATCTTCACGGACACATCAGAGCCTGAAATCACTGGGAAATCAACCATGCCAGACCCTTGTAGGGCGGTCGTATCTACCGGCACGAGATCCTTCGCTTGGTTCATGATGCGCGTGCCTTCATTCCACAGCGCCGCAGCCATCGCTTTCGGACCGTTTCCCCCTAATACGCGAATAGCCCGCTCCATTTCAGCACGGCCCTTAATGTCGATGGCGATCTTCAACACAGCACCACGGTATGATGTTGTCCTAACTCATCGCTAACATGCCGCACCGCAAGAATTCCTGGTTGCGTTGGGGAAAATGGGGCAGGCAAAGTGATTCGGTCTTGCGCCCCAACCGTTCCAGAGGCCAGGTACACTGTCACGAGACTAACCTTTTCTTCGCCAGTCATCGTGGTAATCATTTGCGTCTTCCCCTGGACTCTTGCTTTTCTGGAAACCCCTGCCCCATATGTCGGATTCCCGTATTCATTCAAACTCACAAACGGCTCGATGATAACCGTATGTGGGCACATGCTAGCCCAGAGCGAGAACCCCACTTAGAACCTCCGCAGATGAGAAACAAGGCCCTTTGCGACGTCAGGAATTCCGATACTTGGTGTTCTCCCTTGCCCGAATGACTGTCCCCCGCCTTGATAGGTAATCGACAGATCACCAATCTTTTTGCTCACAACACTGGAGTCGCGCCCTGCGCTCTGATAGAGAAACGTCGCCGTGTGCATAATGGCAGCTTCTATATCCCCAGGGACAGATTCTCCCGTGGTAAGCCATCCGCTCTCTGTAGAGCCTGCCGTACAATACCCTGCCTCGTAGACTGCCGTATAACTTCTCCGCTCACTCTGAGGCAAAATGTGCGCGACCATGTCATACTCAACCCCAGCAGTCCATGGCCAGCCATCATCACGCCGCACTAATCCGCCGTGCTCGCTCTCAATGGAATAGCTGGTAGAGGCAATCGTCTCTTCTCCGTATAAGATTGACTCGATAGATCGTACAGGCGTTCGGCTCAGCAAGAGTTCATTCCCGCCGTATCCGGCAACGGTCTCCTCGTACACTTGCCTGCGCAACGGATAGCCAACGTACCCTTCGATCAATGCCGTGGCTCGGTCAAGGGCAGACTGCATAATCCCGTCATCGCTGGTTGCCGTTGTCCCGACAGCGACCTTATAGGACGTCAGGCTCAACAGGGATGTATCGGTAGAGCTCGTGCATACACGTAACATTACGGGTTCACCGTTGCACCTTTCATGCGAAGGTCGGCCAAATCTCCCCACATCTGACAGTCCTGCAAGGCTCCATCAATATTAGCCAGGTTGATCATCATCTTGTGTCGCTCATCCAGTAAATTCTGTTTCCGCTTAGCTAACTCGCTCATTCTTACAAGGCTGTCCGGCTCGACTTGATACCCATAGCGGTGGCTTTGCTTGCAGAGTGCGGATTCTCTAGGGAGCGTAACCGTAATTCCCTTCCCGTGTGCCGTCCCTAGCCAGAACTCTGTACATGGTTTTTGATGGATGTATTCATCGCCCACAACGAGATCAATCCCCCAGAGCCCGATTTCCTCAAAGCCTTCCTCAATCGCTAATGCAATCCCAAAGGCAACCGTGCTTGTAAAATAGTCGAGGTGCCCGTTCATGACCCGCTCAATCGGGTAGCGTACGCTGTTGGGAATACCCGGGACGCGCTCATTCATGTAGATAGGGATCGGAGCGGAAGATAGCCACCCGAAGTGATCGGTGCCTTCAACGACGTGCTCAAGAAAATTCTGGTGTATCTCTAACCATCTATCAGCTCTCGGAATTTTTCTATACAGCTGGTTAAGACCTACAATTTCCCATGAAGGATCATCGAATGGGGCAAGATGAAGTGAGCTGGCGGCGTACCCAACAATAGCCATCTTCTTTCGCTTCGTCCCGTCAGGGCAGAAGCTTTCTACGATACCGTTTTGATGGTCTAGTATTTTAACATGCCCGGCACAAGGATGGTTGAAATCAACTACAACATCAGTACTCGGATCTTTCTCGCTTCCCATTGGTCCGATGCCCCTCTCATTTTTTGCGCTCCGGCGCTCTCCGCATTTTATCCACGGGCGGCGCTGTCAGCGCCTTCACGAGATTGGCATCCTCCTGGCGAACTTCTACAAACCCTTCCGGGTACTCATCGAGGAGAGCAGCGGCTTGCTCGACAGAGAAGACCGCTCGCTCTCCCTTATTGTACTGAGCATAGCCACGCACGATGATTCCGTGCGTGGCCTGTAAGACAACGTGATCCATACTAGGTCGATGTACTCGTTGACGTGCTCGTGCTCAAGGTCTGAGGCGCAGACACATCAGACTTTCTGAATGTTAAGTTCAGGTCAACAAGAACTTGGTCAACCGTCCCGGCTGCTGTCGAGGTCGTGGTCCCACCCTTAGTAGCTACTCCAACCCCACGGATATACCGCTTAGCTGGAATAATGTTGTACCAAGACTGATGGGCGAAGGCCATGACGCCAGTAGACCAGTTCTGGTAGGCCGTCGATTCTGCCGTGGTCCAGAAGCTCTGATCTGGGTTCGTTTGGCCGGTGGAGTAATCCGCCATATCTCCACCGCCTGAGCTGTCACCGTGCTGAAGCTTCACGCTCAGCGTGATCTTCTTATCAGCAGCCGTACTGCCGACAGTTGTTTGCGCAGTCATGGCGACTTCGCAATTCTCGTAGATCCGATTCCCGCCAAGACCGAGCCGATCGACCACCCGACCGTTCAGGGCAGCACCGGATAGCAAATCTCCGGTTGAGCAGGTAAAGACGCGATTCGTTACGGCTGCGCCAGGTACATGAATCCCGACATCTCGATTAATCATAGCCCACCCTCCTTAGTTATCTGAGTTCATTACGCCCAGCACACGCCATTCATCACGCAGACGCTCACATCGCGTCTGACACCAAAGTCATGCTCCGTGATTGCGCGGACCACTGTTTGATCCTGCGAGAATGCCGACACCAATGTAGCCCCGTCCATGTAGCTCGCTTCCTGCGAGGCATCGACCCGCAAGGCCATGGATTCACCAATCACCACATCGTCCCAATCGGCAAAGTAGATTTCCGTTTCTCCCCCGTTGGTGGTCCGCCCGTGATCGGAGAGGTTCGTCGGGATCTGCGTGCTCCACTTAAACGGATAGCCGAGCAACAGGCCATTGTTCATTTCTGCCTGATAGATGAACGCCCCGGTCGTGGTCTGCAACATCCGCAGGTAGTTCCAAGTACGCGGAGCAAACAACCATCCCGGCTTCGTCAGCGGGACGTTATTGTTCACTAACTGCAAGATGATACGACCGAGATCGGTCGCGACCGTCTGCGTAGTAAATGTGGCATTTGACACGTCAATCAAATTCGAGGTTGCAATCTGATACCGCAACCCGCGTGGACCGGCATTCGTGCCATCATCACGAAGGAATGCTTGGTTTTCCCGCTGGGCAATGGCTCGGATCATATCGGTCCGTACAATTCCGTCAGCCGCAGGCGAGCTATACCGCGCCAAGTCATTTGACAGCGGAACAAGCGCAACCAGCTTTTTCCAGGAAAGTTTCAGGTTGCCAGTCTGGAGTGCTGATTTCGTCGCGTTGGTATTTTCACCCTGGTAGTATGCCGTTGAGCCAGAGCTGATCTTCGGGATGTTGACCGTTCCGACCGGCATCTGTAAGGTCCGGCCAACCATCGACCGCACCACCGACATCGGGCGAAGCAGCTCCACCACATCCTGAGAGAATTGCTCAGGAACGAGGAATCCACCATCCACAGGCTGAGTCGCTGCCATGGCGCCCTTCGTGGTGATCATATCCGCAATATCATCATCCCCCCAGGCTTTCAGCTGGGCCTGGATCGATGCCATTTCCATCGGCTTCTTCGCGACGGCGACAGCCGTGACCGCACGAATAAACCGGCCAGCGGCCTCACCCTTCTCGCGGCCTTTGGCGTCACGAGTCTTCAGGATCTTATCTTCCTGCTCCTTCATTGCCGCCATCCACGGCGCTTCCTTGGTCAGCTTTTCATACCGTTTCGTCACTTGCTCTTCCACGGCATCGGCAATGACTTTATTCCCGTCCGACTTCATCATCTCGGTGAGCGCAGGCAGTGTGGTTTTCTTCACGAATTCCGCTAACTGTTCGAGAGTCGTGATCTTGTTATCCATGGATTCCTCCGTTAGTCTAGGCGCCCAGTCATGTGATTAATGGCTGCCCGCGCCTGGGCGCCTGCCATTTCGTGCATTGCCTCTTTTACGCTCGCCAGTAAGATCTCAGTGACCTGCTGCGGATCGAACTCGAAATCTGCTTTCTTTTGCTCTAATGCAAAACTATTCCAATCAATCTCAGATTCAATCGGCTTAATATCGATGATCGGTTGCGGCTCTTGCGCCTTCAGTGCTTTCGCCACCTCTTCGGCAACCAATGCCCGAATATCAACGCCATCATCCTTCTCTTTCTTCTCGCCCAGGTTCCGTTCAGGATCTTCTTTCTTCTCAGTCACCACTGGAACATGTTTCATGGCCTTGGCAATTTCGTAGGACAGCGAGTCAAATTGTTCATCGCTCATCTTTGGAACAGTTTCTCCCAATACCTCGTTAGCCCATGACCGCATGGCCTTGGCGTACTTCCCAGCCTGCGTAGAATCGAGCCCACGCTGAACAAGAGCTTCCGGGTTAGACGGCACAGGGACAATGGAGAACTCTAGAAGTTCTTGAGACTTGAAATCGTATCCATGCTCACGGTCTTTCGACCGTGAGAAATCTTTCCCCTTAAATCCTACCGATGTAGCATTCAAGAACCCGCCCTTCACCATGTCGTGGATCATATCGGCAAATGGATCCATGCCAGCCGGAAGGAATTCCACATCAGCCCGAAGCCCATCTTTCGTCATTTCAAGATTCACGGCTTTCCCGAGCGGAGGGCGGCTGTAATCATGCGCCCATAACACGACTGGGTTCGACTTGTACGCTCCGAGGTCCCACCCCTTCGGGTCAATGGTATCCCCATCCCGATCAATCGCCGCTGTCGAGATGGTGAAAGTCATCTTTCTTTCTGAAATCGGCTCAACGGATGCCGAATATTGCTTAATATGCTTTTTCATGCAGCCCTACCATTAGGTGGTGATGGTAATATCCGCTGTAATCTGCCAGCTCTGCGCGCTTGTCTTGGTCCCCAGCGACGGATCTTCTACCTTGCGATTCAAAAGATTCGCATTGGCATCCGATGTTGACGTGCTGTTCCAGATACCCCATTCGTTCCAGGCGAAATTCGCTTCTCCTGTGGAAAATGTCGAGCGGAATGACAAGACGTTCGTGGAACGTTGTGGGTAGGTAGCCGCCATCGCTGTCATCGTTGAAGAGGCCCCCTGCATCCACGTCTGGTTGGTCGCATGGGCCGCCGTAGAGTTCCCGACAACGAAATAGGCCCCCGTGCTGTTGTACGGTCTGGCTGATGCACTGCCTACGCCGGTTGAGATCAATAAGGCTGATATGCAATTCCTACCCGTCTGAAGCAATGGCATGGTGCCCTCCGTAGACAACAAAAAAGCCGGAGAAACCCTTTCGGATCTCTCCGGCTACACTATTTTACGCCGGAAGTAACTCTAGATTGCTCTCAGTATATACTTGCTTCTTTAAGAAGTAAAGATTTATTTTTACTTGGCTGAAAACAGAAACCGATCATGCCGCTTCGTGCCCTCGTAGCACCCCATAACGGTATCCTCCGTCAGGTGTGAGATTTTCACGTTGGCCTGTCCGTCGCGGTTCAGCGAGACGGTCACCTGAATGCTTTTCACATCACAGGAATCAATGAAATTCCTCTGTTGGTCCATTACCTTCTTGACAGCAAAGAGAAACGCATCCGTGCGCGTCATGCATTGCCCTCCAGATGCGAGGAAGGTGATTCAGTAATGGTCACCTTGCCGCGTGCGGGCTCACACTTCGCAAACCGCGTTCCGGTTGCATTGATGGCGGTCTTTGTCGGAGACTTGTATTTTCTGATCATGAATTCTTGTCTTCTGCCGGAGTAACGTGTCCATCAGTGTTTGTCGGCCGACGCAACCTGAACCCTTGCCCGGGTAAGAACCCTAGGAGCGCAGCCTCGTCTAAGCTGATACTGGTCACGGTCTCTTGTTCTACAATCTCAGGAGGTTTCTCAGGATGGTCAAGATCGGTTTTCACGACACACACTCGCTCAATCAACTTCACCGTCGTTACATCATAATTGCTCATCACCACCTCAATTTATTAGGGTTAGGGCGATCTCCCATTTGCCAACTGTCTTGGAAGACTTTGCCGTACTCAATGGGGAGAAACCCTTCCCAGTATTTCCGCTCGGCAACAGTCTGTTGACTGGCATCCTCCAGGACTGCAACGAGAAACTCGTCTGTCACCTGCAGCACATTCGCTAAAGCCGAGACATCGGTCAACCCTGATGTCAGATCATCCAAAACTGATTGCTGCACGTAAATAAATATGCTTTCCGTAATCGGGATGGCTAGCATATCCGAGGCGACTACGTACGAGAGCAATGTCGGAGTATCTGCGAGCCCGACAGAAAATGAATCGGTCACCGTGATTGGGATGATACCCGTCAAGTCCTGATAGCTGCCAACCTCAATGAGTGTGACCTGTAAACTGTCCGCCGTAGTTTGAATAATGAAGATGTCCGGTGCTTCTGTTAATTGCACAGCTACGGAATCTGACGCGCTCACCGCAGCATCAATCCTCATAGCTTCCGCGAACTGGACGGCAAGGCTGTCGAGTACGGTAAAGGTCAACCCCATCGTAGGTGCCGCGTCGCTGAGTTGCACGGCCAGAGAATCCGTGACATTCAGCATGGCCAGCTGTACCGCATCAACAGCTTCAGTGAACTGCACCGCCAGCGAGTCGGCAACAGAGAACGAGACAGATGCAGTAAACGCTTCGGTGAGTTGAACAGCCAGAGACTCAGCGACCGACAGAGTTGCGGCAATAACAACGCTCTCGGACAGTCCAACGGTGAGCGAATCCGCTAAGGAAAGGGTCAGTGCATTCGTGGCGTCTTCACTGAGAACAACCCTAAGAGAATCCGAAACAGTGAACGTCGCCAACTCCGATTGCGTGGCTGCGTACAACCACCCCATGCTTTCTTGGATGGCCTGCCGATAGATACGCTTTCTTCGCGCGCGTTCACTCTGGGTAAGCTGGGCAATGGCCGGCATGATAGGCCGCGCATCCAGCAACCCAAACGAAAACTTGTGATATTCGCGCCGTGGATCGTACCGTTTCTTGGTCCGGGTCCGTTCGCTGTACAGCGGTTGAAACTTCTCCGCTGACCACACATCTTCAAAGTAGAGCGAGGCCACATCGGACAATTGAACGGCGAGCGAGTCGGTAACAAACTTCTGGAGCGTAGTTGAACCGTCCGTCGAGAATCCGCTAGAAGCTAACGGGTAGCGAAACCGCAATGCTCTCCGCTTGGGAACAAAGAACCCTGAGATGTTCTGGAACTTCGCCACGGTAAAGACATCTTCTCCGCTTGCGAAGATGCTAACCGATTCAGAGAATTGCACAGCCAATGAGTCCAGTACGGACAGTGTCGCATCTACGATGACGGACTCAGACAGTCCAACAGACAGCGAGTCCGCCACCGCAAACGCCTGCGATCCGGTAAACGCATCGGCGAGTCCAATAGTCAATGAATCGTCAACGGACAGGGTAGCACTGCTCGTGACGGATTCTGTCAGGCCGTTCGTTAGCGAATCGCTGGCCGTAAGGACAGCAGATAATTGCGCAATGATCTCCGTCAATCCACTCGTCAATGAATCTGAGGTAGACGATAAGATGAGGTTGCTGGAAGTTTCAGTAAGGTCAACCGTCAGACTCTCGTCAGTTGCGAAAGTCTGGCCACCAGTAAAAACATCAGTGAGGCCAACCGTCAGTGACTCGACCACACTTAGCGAAGAGACTATGGCGTTATAGTCATCCGTGAATTGAACTGCTAGCGAGTCAGCCGTTGCGAGGACGGCAGCAATATTCGTGGCAGCATCAGTCAGACCGCTTGTCAGTGAATCAGCTACGGAGAGCGTCGCATTGATATGGGCCGTGTCGGTTAACCCAGTGGTCAGGGATTCCACGAAGGAGAGCGTGAGAAAATTCGCGTTGTAGGCGTCGGTAAGACCGATAGTGAGCGAATCTGTGGCGGTCTTCGTGGCTAGCGAAGACTCTGTAACGAGCGCAAACCCGAACGACAGCACACTCGTTCGGCGATGCAGAGTCGTCTTAAGATAGCCGCCGCCGTAGTCAGCCACTTACCTTCTCCTTAAACCGATCATCCCGCTGTTCCGTATCAGTTGTAACCGTGCGGCAGGGCCGTGCGTTGTTGCACTAAATGCCGAGGCATCGAGTTCCACTGCGACTTCATTATGGTCAGTTGCCGCGCCCCCAGCTTGGTAGGTGTAGGTGCTGTTCGTTTGCCCACTATCAACAAAGCAGACGTGAATGCCGGTCGCCGGACTATTCCAGCCAGTATCGGTCGTCTCGGTAAACCCTGTCGGGGAGGTCAGGGCAGCCGGGTTGTCTTCGCAGAGAACCCCGATAATGATTGGATTTCCGGTAAGAGTCGCGTAAGAAAATGCAATGGACGGAGGATCTTCCGTCTGTGTGCTCTCCTGGGCCGATTGCCGAACCGCCCCGTACCCAGTATGGTACATACCGGAGAGCCTCATCACGGTCAACCCTCCGCCAGTATCCCCTGTAATCGTTGCCGTAAACGTGGTAGACGTAGCCGAGCCAATCAACGCATTCCGTACCCAAAGGTCCATCATGCCAGTAGTTCCACCGCCTGCGGACCGAGCGATACGGACGTAGGTGCCGAGACCGTCGCTGTTATTGTCAGAAATGACAATATCATCTGCGCCAGCCATTCCCGAAGCGCCAGCCGCCACGACGATCAAGTCGCCGGACGACGGGGTAGCCACGACGGTCTTATTCCCCGCGTTGGTGTCCCATGTTTCCCCCGCTTCGGTAAACGTCGCCACCGATCACTCCCAGAAATGCGCCGTGGCGTCGATCTTGCCAGCGGCGCTAGACGTGACGCGCCAGCCGATCCCCTTATCTGTACCGCCGTTCTGAATGCGCAACCCTTCGCCTTGCGGAACGGCCCATCGCATCCCGCCGCGTTGGTTGAACCCAAAGACCATGTGCGGCTGTGAGCTGTAGGTGGTCGGCTCCGTGGAGTACGCCGCTCCACAGGTACACAACGCTGCGACCGACTGATCGATGAACGGCTCTGGCGTCAACGATGTAGAAACGCCGGTTGCACCAAATGTGCAATGTGCCGCTGTCGCGCGATGCTGCGTGTCAGCAGCGGCAGTCGTGCCGGATCCTGTCATGATCAATTCGACAATCTCCGCCTGCTCACCTGTTGCGTTGGCAAATATGCCAAGCGCAGTTAGGATTGTGGTGGACGTGGTGAAATCGTTAGTGGTGATTCCATACTTCGGCATGTGAACATCCTCCTCTTTAGCGAGTGGCGTTTTCTTTCACCCGCTCCAGCACGCCACTCAACCATGCTGACGGGAGATTAGCGCGAATCGAACTACCATCCATGTACTTACCAAGATCAAGAGAGACGGTCCACTTACCGTCTGCCCCTTTAGCTGGCCATAGACAGATCGGCGTGATGTGCCCGATAACCACGTCGGCGTCGAAGTGGATTTTGAACCCAGCCTGCTGCACCTTCAGGCAGAAGTGCGTATCCTCATCCCCGCGATCAGTCGCCATCTGTCCAATCTCAAACCACGGGTCCTGAATGGCCTCCAGGACACGACGACGGACCAACATCCCGGCACTCCCGACCACCCAGCATTCATGCAATCCGCTGGATGGGACCTCGCTCCACTTGATCGGCGGGAATTGCCCGAGCGGGGAATCGGCTTCTTGTTGCTTGAACAATACCGGAATAAACGGTGGTTGTCTCCGAACGCACAGCGGTACGACAACATCAACGTTGCGGTCGAGGAGCCTCATCAGACAGTCTGGCGGAAGCACATGGTCATCCCCCATGATCCAGGCCCACTCGTGATGCGACCGCATGCGCCGAATGCACCCGTTAAAGTTTGCTGCAGGATTCAATCCCGCGTTCCAAATGACCTCGGTCTTCTCAGGTCGCATCAGATGCAGCAGGCTGATCGTGAATCCTGGATAACGCAACAGGTCGCCAGACGCAACAAGAATGGCTCCAGGCGGATGATGGCTCATCGGCAATCCTTTCCGGTTTCTCTGATCCACGATGCGACTGCCTCAACCGTAGCTGGGTCTGGACTGTCGAACGCAGCGCGGGCTGCTCCCCACTGGATCACTGACCCGCAGCGTAAGCACCGCTTACGGTACACCCATATGACCTTCCACTTCCCTTCATCAACTTCAACCGTTACCTCGTCGTTACACTGCGGGCAGTATTCCAGCTCGGACACTGACTCAAGAGGATTGATATTCAGCTTTCGTCTCCGCATGCCGCGACTAAGAATCGTTGGAATCATCTCATCGGCTCCTTGCTGGACATCCAACAACTGTCGCCCCCGCCTGTACATCCTCTGTCACTACTGCCCCAGCACCTACTGTAGCGTTAGCGCCTACGGTCACCCCTGGCAGAATAACCGCTCCGGCTCCGATCGAGCAGCAATGCTGCAATACTGGCGGAGCGGCTTTGTACGGCATACCGGCACGCGGATGCTTATCGTCGGTCATGGTAACATTCGGTCCGATGAATACAGAGTCGCCAATGATAGTCCGAGATGGGATAAATGCGCCGTGCTGAATGTGCACGGCGCTGCCGATAATCACATGCTTACCGATCCAGACATTACTGCCGACTACGGTATCATTGCCGATCACCGTACCTTCGCAAATCGTCACGCCATGCCAGATAGTGCACCTGTCGCCAATGATAACAGAACTGTCCACAAATCTATTCTGAAGGTGTATGTCCATATTCGCCATGCTAGCCAATATACCCAACCCAGGTAACGGTAGGAGTGCCACCACCACCATCTGACGGTTTCAGTGCCACCCCACTAACAGCCCATGCCTCCGTGCCTTGCGACCATTGGACTGACACGCTGCCTGATGAGGTGTAATACTGCCCTGCTGCTGACGCATCCGCCCCAATGCCTTCTATTTCCCATAATTGTGTCCCTGTGGGCGCAATACCAGAATTGGCATCCGAGTTACATACACCAAGCGTATATTCTCCTGCGTTTACCCCAGTTACACTGACTGAAATGGTCGTGCTGGTACCAGTAGCCGTAGCCGGTGTCCCGAATGGGGTAGTCTGATGCACGCCTTGAAAATTTGTCGCCCCAGCAGCCAAATAGTCACAGGTGCCAGGACCAGTATCCGAGACGGTGACAACGATGTTGCCAGTTGCAGCAGTCGGGTTCAGTAGATACCAGATATCCGTATGGTAGAAGGACCCATCATCGGCTGCTGCTGAGGAAAGCTGGGTACAGTTGCCCGTCGTGTTCCATACGACGCTGCCGATCTGTCGCTTAGTTAATGTGGGATCTACGGTACTAATCATGACCACAAGACAATCAGTACCCGATGTTACGGTATGGCTAGAGATTGTGACAACATCGGCGCCTGTGTTAGAGGCAGAGGTTGTTGTGCCGAGAATACTAATTGCCATAGAGATCCTGCATCTTACCTCCTCAACCGATCCAATGATTTATTCATTGTCTGGACGGTGAATAGACTAGCTTGATACGTAATCTGACGTATGGCTGTAGCAGACCTGACCGT